ATGCGCGCCGTCTGCGCCATCGCCTCGGGCTACCGTGCCGCCGCGATGCCCCGGACCCCCGAGGCCCTGGCCGACATGCTGGCCGCCATCGACGCCCAGGGCTGGGAGGTGCGCCAGTGACCCCGGCCCTCGTGGCCCGGTGCGACTGCTGCCGGCGCACCCTGCCCCCGGTGGACTGCCCGGCCGGCACGTGCCACACGTGCGTGGCCCGGTGCACCTGGGGCCAGGTGTGCTACGTGCGCCAGGTGCTCGGGCTGGCCCCCAGGCGTCCCCGGTGAGGGGCCTCCTGGCTTTTCCTGCGGGACATGCCGGACGCCGCGCGCTACACTCCCCCTGACGCCTGGGCCAGTCGCGCCCGGCACCCTGCCCAGACGGGCCCCAGGGACCCACCCGCACCGAGCCCACGCCTGAGGTGCACATGGCCCGCCTGCCAGTCTCGTCCATCCAAGCCCGACAGCGCTACGTGCGCGCCGGGGGGTTCGACCTCCTGCGAGAGGGCACCCAGGCTGACGGGACCTACGGGTGGGTGACCGACGTGGGTGGCCGGGGTGGGGTCCGGTGGGGCGACTGGCCGGGCGACGACAAGCCGGCCTGGTACCTGGGCGAGGACGACTACGGGGCCGTCGTGGATGGGTTCCCCATCGGTCCCAACGGGCCCTGGCGGGACTCCCGGCATTCCATCCTGAGCGCGGTCACCCGGTGCACCGAGGTGATCGTCGGGGCCATCGTGGGCACGCCCTGGCGCTATGAGACCGCCAAGGGGGTCACCGAGGACCGGCCCCTGTGGATCGCCGACCCCATGCTCCTGGGGTCCATCCCGGGCCCCACCGGCTCGGCCACGCCGGCCGGCCTGCGCCTGGACGCCCACTCGTTCTGGTCCACGTGGGTCACTCACGCCCTGTGGTGGGGCCTGGGCGCGTTCGTGTGCGTGGAGGGCGCCGACGGCCAGCCGGTGGCCGGCACCCTGCGCCTGCTCAACCCCTACATGCTCGGGGTGGACGCCTCGGGCCACTACGTCCTGGATCCGCACGGGGACACCCCGGTGCGCACGAACTATGACGGCCGGTTCATCGTGGGCGGCCGGGTGTGGCGCCTGGTGGTCCTGCGCGGCCTGAGCCCGAATGACCACCGGACGCCCGAGGGGGTCCTGCCGCGCCACTACGGCACCCTGCGCCTGGCCGCCTCGGTCTCCGAGTACGTGGCCGGCACGTTCTCCAGTGGGGTGCCGGCCGGGTTCCTCAAGGTCAGCGCGCCCAACTTCGAGCAGGACGAGGCCGACGCCCTACGGGACAAGTGGATGGCCGCCCACGGCGGGTCGCGCCGGTCCATCGCGGTCCTGTCGTCCACGGTCGATTTCCAGCCAATCAGCATCAAGCCGGTGGACGCCGCCATGGCCGACGTTCGGGGCCAGGTGCTGGGCGACATCGCCCATGCGTTCAACCTGTCGGCCGTGTGGCTGGATCAGGGGGCCTCGGGCCTGACCTACACGAACCCGACCGAGCGCCGCCGGGACCTCGTGGACATTTCGCTGGCCGGCTGGTCCTCGCGCCTGGAGTGGACGCTATCGGCCGTCCTGCCCTACGGGCACGCCCTGCGCGTGGACTGGGCCTCATTCCACCGCCCGAGCCTGGAGGTCATCATGCCGGCCCTGGTGGCCGCCGTGCAGTCCGGGATCGTGACCGCCCATGAGGCCCGCCAGTACCTCGGGCACACGCCGGGCCGTGCCCCGGATCCGGCCTGGAAGGACCGGAGCCCCGCCGTCACCGAGCCCACCCCAGCCCCAGCCATCGCAGCACCCGCCCAGCCCCAGGAGGCCAGCGCATGACCAAGACCCCGCCGCCCGCCACCGAGGTGCGCCGCGCCCGCGTGGAGTTCCGCAAGCAAGATAACCGGACCATGACCGGGCTCGTGGCCACCTACGGCCGGGTGTATGACATCGGGTACATGACCGAGCGCCTGCTGCCGGGATGCTTCGCCAAGTCCATCACCGAGGCCGCCCGGGCCCTGCCGCTGTCCTACGTGGACCACAATGCCGCCCTGGCCGGCGCCGTGCCGGTGGGCCGGGCCATCGCCTGGGAGGACACCGAGGAGACCCTGGTGGGGACCTGGGAGTTTGACACCCGGGCCGATGCCGTGGAGGCCGCGCGCCTGGCTGACGAGGGCTTCCTGTCGGGGCTCTCGGTCGGGTTCAACCCGCTCCAGAGCCGGTGGGCCTACGCCGACGGCCCGGGGGTCAAGGACCACGTGGACCGGATCGAGTGCCGCCTCCTGGAGACCTCCCTATGTGCCGTGCCGGCCTACGATGACGCCGCCGTCCTGGCCGTGCGCTCGGCCGGCAACCCCGAGCGCGGGACGGGCCTGATCGTCCCCCGTCCAGGCGTGGAGGCCGCGCGCGCCTGGCTGGCCTCTGTGCGCCTCTGATCCCTGCCACCCGACCCCGAGCCCCCTGCCATCCGGTGGGGGGCTCTGGCGTTTCCGCCAGGACATGCCATCGATTTGTCACGTACTCGACATGTCGTGTATAGTTCTACTCATGAGCACAAACACTGAGAAGCGCACCGGCACCGAGGAGTACCACAAGTTCACCGGCCGCATGGTCCGGTCCTACGGCCGGAAGGCCCTGGCCGGCGAGTTGGACACCACGGCCCTGGAGTACCTGGCCGACCTCCAGCGCATGGTGGAGGAGCAGACCGCCGCGACTGTCGTGGCCCTGCGCACCGAGACCGGGGGCGCCTACTCCTGGGCCCAGATCGGGGCCTCCCTGGGGATCACCGGGGCCGCCGCGTTCAAGCGTTACGCGCACCTCTGCGAGGACGAGGCCCGCCGGCCCGGCGGCCAGCCGGCCCACCTTCGCTGACAGGAGGCCCGGGGAGGTGCTACCCTCCCCACGAGGCCCTGGGCCGCCCGCGTGGGCACCTGGGACTTGCACCGCTGGGCCCCCCGGGCCCGAGGCCGCAAGGGATGCCGCAACCTAGCCGTTGCGCCCCTACAGCGGGCGCCCGAGGGGAGAGGACCCCCATCATGAGCCGTGCCATTCTGGACCGCCTGACCGCCGAGCGTGACGAGGTGGTCGCCTACGTGACCCGCACCCTGGAGGCCGTGGAGGACGGCCGGGACCTCAACGAGGTTGAGACCCGCACCGTGAACGACTCCAAGGCCCGCATTGAGGAGATTGACCGCCAGATCAAGCCCCTGGCCGACTTCATGGCCACCCGCAACTCGGCCCTGGATGTCCAGGCGATGCTGGCCCGGGGCGAGGACTCCCGCCGTGGCCGCGACGAGGCCGCCCAGCACCGGAGCATTCCGTCCCTGTCCTCGTTCGTCGGCTCGGATGCGTTCCGCTCCTGGGGCGGCCGGGGCAAGTCGGATCGGTTCGAGGTGCCCGAGTTCTCGGCCCGGGCCTACCCGACCGACGTGCTCCACACGGGCGAGGCCCCCGGGTCCCTCCTGCTCCCGAACGCCCAGAAGATCACCCTGAGCGCGCCGGAGAAGCCCCGCCCGCTGCTGAGCGCGGTCAACCACATCCAGGTCACCACGAACGCCGTGGACCTCGTTTTCTACGGGGACCCCGAGGGCGCCAAGACCTTCCTCAAGGTCCCGGAGAAGAACGCCAAGCCCCAGGTGTCCATCACCGCCGAGCCCCTGCCGGTGGTCCTGGCGACCATCGCCGGGTGGGTGCCGGCAACTCGCCAGTTGCTGGAGGACGCGCCGGCCGCGCGTGGCCTGATCGAGGGCCAGTTGCGCCGGGGCTACTACACCGCCCTGGAGAAGGAGTGCTCCACGGTCATCGGCTCGGCCACGTTCGGCAAGACGACCGGCGCCGCCGGCCAGTCCCTGCTGGCCGTCGCCCGCCTGGCCCAGGCCGATCTCCAGAGCCTCGGGTATTCCCCCGACGTGATGCTCACGAGCCCGGCTGACGCCGCCGCCATGGACATCGCGCTGATGGAGGCCACGATTCTCGGGGCCGTCGCCGGGACCCGCCCGTGGGGCCTGACGCCGATCCCGGTGGCCGGACTCACCAAGTCCTACGTGGGCGACGCCCAGACGGCCATCACCTGGCTGGAGAAGTCCGGTGTGTCTATCTTCATCACGGACAGCCATGAGGATTTCTTCGTCCGCAATACCTTCGTGATCCTGGCCGAGGGCCGGAGCGCGTTCGCCGTGACCCAGCCAGCCGCGATGCGCGAACTGGCCACTGTCCCGGCGGCCTGATCCGACACCCAGCCGGCCCTGGTGGACACCCGGGGCCGGCTGGAGATCCGACCGACGTAGAGGGAGGTGCGGGCGATGTCCGTCGCGGTCAAGACCGGGACATGGTTCTGGGACTCGGCAGGCTCCGGTCCCGGGTCGGTCCATCGCTCCGGGACCTCGCTGGTCATCGCCAACACCGATTCATCCGGGACCGACCGCCAGGCCCTGCTGGAGGGCCTGGTGCCGGGCGACGTGCTGCACCTGGATCATGTCGATGACCCTGATGGCTGGTGGGCGTACACCGTCACCGAGG